GATGAGTTTTCCTCCATTAGGCCGCCTCCTCCTGATGGGTTGTCCTGTTTTTACTTTTCTGTCCATATTTTCCGCTACTTTAGTGATGGAAGAGAATAAGGTAGTCGCGCAGTAAGGGCGCATTCAGCTCCGATTTGGGTGCAAACGTGTTCGTATGTCCGCTTCGGATAAGACTTAGACAGGTTGGAAGGTTGGTTAGTCCTCCTCTCTCGCAGTTAGTTCCCCTAGAGGCCATGGGGAAGTACTAATTCACTCCTATGAGACCACTGACCGAGTGGCTCCAGCTCGCTTGTGTAGGTAATTGTTCGAAACCTGGCCTCAATGGCTTCCTGCTCATCAGGCGTAATTCCAAAAGCAATCCAAAAGCTACACCTGGCTTTGGCGCTAATGGGTGTATCCACGAACTTCAGGGAACCGGCTAAACGGCGGAATCCAGTTCCTGCTACGTGCTCGTGGACGTTGTTGTTCTTCGTGACCTTGGTGGTACCAGCCACGAACATGCTATAGAATGCGGGCCACACTGGGCACCCATCGGTGAGGGCAAGTCCTCCCTCTCTAACTGCTCCAATCCAGGTTTCCCTGTGGGTGCGACCTTTGATGTCGCAATTGACTGTGCAGTCCTTGCCGAGTGCCTTATGTGGGTCCCGGACCATGGTCCAACCTCGTTCTGTCCATACGGGGTGTGTTTGGCAGAATTCAATCTGTTCCAAGTGGTAGACTGGATCCTCAATTTTCATGTTGAAGCCCATCTCTAAAAACCACTTAGGAATATTGCTCAACTTGTGGAGGTTCTTCCTATCAAGTACTATGGTGCTATCATCACCATTGTTGGCCAGCCAAAAATCAGCTGTCGTCAACCCAACGCTGGTTAGATAAGCATATACCAGGGCACACATAATCATGATGTTTCCTGACGATGTGTTCATGTCCCCTGACATTCTACGTGCTTTCACACGGTACTTGATACGCCCCCCCTGAGCATAGGCCACACCCTGATTGTCCATCTGCCAGCGAAGAAGCTTCTTCAGCTTCTTCCTGACAGTTTTGGGTACGAATTTGAGCCATTGCTTGTGTTCCCAGCCGAGGGCAAATTCACTCACATGCTGGTCAAAGCGACTCGCGTCCATACCCACTGCAACTGGATCATAG